TTTCTTATAAGTTCCAGCAGCATGACGGATACCGCGTACTAAACGATGTATTCCAAGATGCTATGGTTAAGAAAGCTGGGATTGCATACGTTTATTACAATGAGGAAATGGAAACAGAAATCCATACCTTCACTAATCTGACCGATGAAGAATTTGCGGTAATCATTGAAGACGATGACGTAGAGGTTCTTGAGCATGAGATGCGCATGAGCATTTCTATGGATCAGATGGGCATGGAGATTGAAGTACCAGAGCATGACGTAAAGATTGCGCGGTCTATTCCTCACGGCGACATCTGCATTGAGAGCGTTCCCCCAGAAGATTTCTTTGTAGACCGCAATGCGCGTGGAATTGATAACTTCTATGTGTGCGGTCACAGCACAGAAATGCGCGTATCTGATCTAATTGCGATGGGATTTAGCATTGATGATTTGGCTGGGTTAGACAGCACAGAGTACAGCGTTGTAGATGATGAGGCTGAGTTTGAGCGCCGTGGTTATGCTGTAGATGAGGGCGAAGACGAAAACATCTCTGCCGCTTCTAAGAAAATCACAGTTACAAACGCATACATGGAATTGGACATTGAGGGTACGGGTATTCCGCGCCTGTATCAGTTCTTGTGCGCAGGCGCTACGTTCAAACTGTTGAACTTCTACGAAGCAGATACAGCACCATACGCGATCTTTGAGTGCGATCCAGAGCCACACGCTTTCTTTGGGTCTTCATTGGTTGATTTGGTAATGGACGATCAGGACGCGGCTACAGCGATGCTGCGCGGTGTTCTTGATAACGTGGCTCTGACTAATAACCCAGCGTTGCAGATTGTTGATGGTCAGGTTGCGATTGATGATTTGCTGAACAACGAGATCGGGCGGATTGTGCGGGTAAAAGCGCCAAACAGCGTCATGGAGATGGCAGTACCGTTTACAGCGGGTCAGACACTTCCAGCACTGCAATACTTTGACCAGTTAGTAGATAACAAGACAGGCGTTTCTAAAATGGCGCAGGGTCTTGATCCAGACGTATTGGCATCTTCTACAGCAACAGCGGTTGCAGCATCTATGGAAGGTCAGACAGGTCAAGCAGAGGTGATTGCGCGTAACTTTGCAGAGGGCGGTATGCGCCAGATGTTCCGCATCATGTTGGATTTGATGGTTAAGAATACTGACAACGAAGAAATCATGCGCCTGAATGGTTCATTTGTCCCTGTAGACCCCAGAGCTTGGGACACAGACATGGATTTGATTGTCAACGTAGGTATTGGCACGGGACGCGAGAATGAACGCGCAGCGGCCCTACAGCAAGCCCTACAGATACAGCAAGGTATCTACCAAGCGTATGGCCCTATGAACGGTGTTGTAACGCTTACGCAGATCAGAAACACTTTGGCTGATTTGTTGGCTCTTGGTGGATTGCGCAATGCGGATCGTTACTTCATGCCGATGACCCCAGAGATTGAGCAACAGATGATGATGCAGCAACAGCAGATGGCGCAGCAGCAAGCAATGATGCAAGCGCAACAGCCTGATCCGAATGCAGCGTTTATGCAGACCGAAGCCATGAAAGCGCAAACGAAAGCGCAAGTAGACATGACTAAGGCTCAGATGGACTATCAGTATAAGATGCACAAGTTGGGCATGGATGATGACTTGGCGCGTGATGACATGGTTCAAGACTTGGCGGTTAAGGTTGCTGAGATACTTGGCAAGTACGGAACAGCGGTTGATGTAGCAAGCGTGAAAGCAGAGCAAGACGCAGTACGCGAACACAACGCGCAGATGATGGGAATGCAAGGTGGATATTGAGCAAAGAGCTAAACGCTCAAAATCACTGTTAGAGAATGAATGGTTTAAGGAAACCATAAAGGATTTGCGGGACACCCAAATGAGGACTTTCGCAGATAGCAGCGCCCAAGAGGTGGAGAAACGTGAGGATGCTCACGCCATTTTGAGGGCATTAACAGCAATAGAGCGTCAACTACAGGCTGATGTAGATGCCTTGGCGCTAGTACAACGGAAGGGAAAGCACCGTGGAAACGACTAACCCAATCAACGGTAACGATTTAGAGGCGGTTACTGAAAACTTGATTTTGCAAACGCCTAGTAATTCTGATGATGCATCAGAGGAAGCTGTTGCGGTAACTGAGGACACTCAGCCTGAAGCAGTAGAGATTGAAGCACAAGATCAGGATGATGACGTATCATATGACGACACAGAGACATATGATGAGGATGTTGAGGTTGAGGAACCCGCAGCTCAAGAGGAGCCGACATATTTCACTGTCAAAGTTGATGGTGAGGAGCGTCAGGTAGACCTAGATGAGCTTACCCGTGGTTACTCAGGGCAAAAGTACATCCAAAAGGGCATGGCTGAAAACGCTGAGACTAAGAAGCAATTAGATCAGCAAGCACAGCAATTTGTCCAACAAAGCCAGATGCTACAGCATTTGATTAACCAAGCCCAGCAAGGTGGTATTCCTGTTGTGCCTGAATATCCTTCTGAGGAACTGAAAGACAGTGACCCTCTTGGTTTTCAGCTACAAGCAGAAGAATATCGTCGCGCCGTAGAACAGCGTCAACAGTGGGAACGTCAAGTTCAGTATGTGACGCAGCAGCAACGCGCCCAAGAGGAACAGCAGCATAACCAGTATCTTGAACAGCAAGCCCAGCGTTTGTCGGAATGGATGCCTGAATTTGCTGACCCTGAAAAGCGTACAGTGTTCATACAGGAAATGTCTTCTAAAGCTAAAAAGCACTACGATCTGACAGATGAGCAGATCAGCACAGTGAAAACAGCAGAGGAAGTTATGATCTTGAATGATGCGCTGAAATGGCGGGAGCTACAGGCGAACAAGTCCAATGCCCAGAAAAAGGCAGAGGGTGCGCGTCCAGTAGTGAAGCCAGCAGCTAAAAGAGCGGCAACGGCTGGCAAGGCATCAAAGGCTAAAAAAGCATCAGCGGCTATGAAGCGGTCAGGAAGCATAGATGATATTGCTAACTGGCTAACCTCTTAACTTTTGTCTAAAGGAATAAGACAATGGCTGTAACAGCAAACACAAACGAAACTTACGATGTAAGCACAATAAGAGAGGATCTTGCACCCGCATTAGCCTCAATCAGCCCGACTGAAACTATTTTCATGTCAACAATCGGCACACGCAACGTAGACAACACTTACTTTGAGTGGAGTGAAGTAGACCTTGCAGCGGCTGCATCAAACCGCCAGATTGAGGGTGACGTTGGCCTTTCCAACACTGCACCAACAAACGCGGTTCGTAAGGGTAACTACACACAGATTTCTGCGAAAGTTGTTGAAGTATCATCAACAAACCAAGCGGTAAACGGTGTTGCAGATGCTCAAACAGTTGCGAAGCAAGTTGCTTACAAGCTGTCTGAAATGAAGCGCGACATGGAAAAAATGTTGTTGGACAACGTAGCAGCGTCAGCGGGTGCATCAGGCACAGCGCGTCAAACTGCGGGTCTACCAGCGTTTTTGACAACAAACACTGCGCGTGGCACAGGCGGTGCTGACGGTACAACATCAGGTTCTGGTTCTGCTGGTTATCCTGATGCGGCAGCAACAGATGGTACACAACGTGCAATCACAGAGACAATCCTAAAGGGTGTCATTGCTGATTGTTGGGATGCAGGCGCAGAGCCAAGCGTTGTTCTTTGTGGATCATCAAACAAGCAAACTATCTCTACTTTCACAGGTAACGCAACACGTTACAAAGAAGCAGAAGATAGCAAGTTGAACGCAGCAATTGACGTTTACATCTCTGATTTTGGTGAACTTCAAATTGTTCCAGCGCGTCACATTCGTGCGCGTGACGTGTTCGTGCTTGATCCAAACTATGCAGCGGTTGCATTCTTGCAAACAGCGAAGCAAGAGCCTCTTGCAAAAACTGGTTTGTCAGAGCGCCGTTTGATCTCTGCGGAATATGGCCTACAGGTCACTTCAGAGAAAGCACACGGCGTTATCGCAGACTGCTCATAATATTAGAGGGGGCTATCATGGCCCCCTTTTCCTATCGGGAGCTTGTTATGAAGATTGAAATTACAACAGATCGCCAGCCCTTTGTTGATGGGGCGAGAAAAAACAAAGGCGATGTTATTGAGGTCACGGCAGCAGATGGCAAAGCAATGATTGCCAATGGGTTTGCAAAAGAAGTTACAGTCAAACGTGCGCGTGATGCTAAAGGAAAGCTAAAAGCTGATGACCCTTCTACGCCAGATGTAAACGAAGCGTGGGAAGGCGGGAAAGCACCTAAGAAACGCGGAAGGCCAAAGAAGAATGTCTGACACTATTCTAAACACTGAATGGCACACAGAAGATGACAAGGTTATTGTAAAGCGTAGCCAAGATATTCAAAGCATTCTGGACTTTAACAAAGAGCGCAATATTGACGGTCACAACCGTAAGTCTGACATGCGTCTAGCTGGCTCAATACCTTTTGTGGTTGCTGAAATGTGGTCGCGGGAGTGTGGTGCCAAAATAGGATCGCAAGAGTTCGCAGAATATGTTAAAAAGAAGTTGATGAGTGGTGAATTTAGCAAGCTGATTGCAAATGGTTATTGAGGATCAGAACATGGCGAACGAGAATTGGCATTTGTCAAAGACAATTCCTATATCTTTTTTAGTTGGCATTGTGGCGCAAACCTTCATCTTGGGTTGGCTTATTGCAGATGCGCAGAATACGATTGAAACGAATACTAACAACATCATGCGCAATACGAATGACGTAGAGATGTTGGAAAACCGTGTAAATGACCATGCGGTAATGCTTGGGCGTATTGACGAAAACCTAAAGCATATCCGCGACTATATAGAAAACAAGTGATGCGATGGATCCCGTTAGCTGCGTAGCATTAGCGACAGGAGCGTATAAAACGCTCAAGGCAGCTATTTCCACGGGTAAAGACATCCAAGAAATGGGCAACACGATTGCAACGTGGGGCCAAGCCTTTTCCGATTTCAATAGATTAGAAGAACGCCAGAAAAACCCGCCTTGGTGGGAAAAGACGTTCAAGGCATCTGACCCCGAAAATGCCGTGTTGCTTTGGAATGAAAAGCGCAAAATGGAGCAAATGCGCAAAGAAATTAAGGATCATATTTCTTTCATATATGGGCCATCGGCATGGGATGAGGTTCTTAGAATAGAAGCTGAACAGCGGCGTATTCGCAAAGAGGCTGCATACAAAAAACAAGAGTTTATAGATAACTGCATTAACTGGGCGGTTGGTTTGACTGCGTTTGCGGTTGGTGGAGTGATCTTGGTTTTGGCTATTTATATTGTTGGTAAAGCAAGGGGGCGTTGGTGATGATTTACGTTCTTGTGTTTATACAATACATTCCATCTGCTGAGTTAAAATATTATCAGATCGGCCCAACACACGCGACATATGAGGAATGCGAACAGGAGCGCAGAAAGGCAAGAGAGGGTTTGGTTGTTCACAACAGCCAGACTGTGGTTTGCCTTGAAGTTAGTGGAAAATAAACTGGGTCAGTGGGTTGTTTTGACGGATGATAATAAAGTGGTTATCATCACCACGCATAAGCGGATAGCCGAAAGGTATTTCAATGAACAAGGAAAACTACGATCTAAACGGAAACGGAAAGATTGATCCCGATGAACGCGAGATCATGTTGGAAGATCGTCGCAGGCGTATGCTAGACCAAGACGCTAAGAGAGACACGCAGAGGCGGCTCACAGTGGCGTGTACGGCTGGAATGCTTGTCTACCCGCTAGTTATATTTCTCGCAGTCTGGGTGGGCTTAGATCGTGCGGCAGAGCTAATTACGGACATTGCTAGTGTTTATGTGATTGGGGCCAGCGGTGTTGTGGCGGCATACTTTGGTTTCAACGCAATGGAAGCCAATGTTTCGCGGAAAGAAAACGTAGATGTCAGGTGAGCAGTTATTAACGCACGTTATTGTGAAGCTGCTAGAGATTATTCTAGGCGTTGAGATGACGCTATATCAGGGGGTTATGGTGTAATGCTTGATTTGTTGGGAAAGCTGGTTGATCCAGTAAGCAACATTCTTGACAAGGTTGTTGAGGATAAAGACCAGAAAGCCAAACTTGCGCACGAAATCGCAACAATGGCAGAGCGTCATGCACAAGAGTTGGCGCGTGGTCAGATAGAGATAAACAAAGAGGAAGCTAAATCACGCAACATCTTCATAGCAGGGTGGCGTCCATTTGTTGGTTGGACTTGCGGGTTGGCGTTGTTCTGGCACTTCTTGGGCTTACCCGTCACACTTTTTGTGACAGGGTGGTTTGATTTACAGCATCCACCACTGCCAGAGTTTGATATGCAAAGCCTGATGACAGTGTTGTTGGGAATGCTTGGTTTAGGTGGGATGCGCACCTTTGAGAAGTTTAAGGGAGTATCAAAGTAATGGCTAGAGGTGATGCACTAAAGATGCTGCAAAAGAAATGCGGCGTAACACCAGACGGAGCGTTTGGGCCTAACACTGCCCGTGCTATTGCAGAGCATTACGGATTGAATGCAAACCGTGGCGCACACTTGCTTGGTCAGGCAGCGCACGAAAGCGGCAACTTTATGATTTCTGAAGAAAACCTAAATTACCGCGCAGAAACAATGTGTCGGGTATGGCCCTCACGGTTTAAGTCTGAGGCAGACGCAGAGCCTTATGCTATGAACCCACAGAAGCTTGCTAACAGAGTTTATAATGGTCGCATGGGGAATAAGGTTGGTTCTAATGATGGCTGGCTGTACGCGGGAAAAGGTTTCATTCAGCTTACAGGCAAGGACAACGTACGAGCCTTTGCAGAGCATATTGGGCGCGATAGTTTAGTTGATGATCCATCGCCAATTGCAGATGAACTAGCGATGGACAGTGCGATATTCTTCTTTGAAAAAAACGGTTTGTTCGCAATGGCTGATAAAGGTGTCACTGATAGTATTATCAAAAGTATTACCAAGCGTGTGAACGGTGGCTATCATGGCCTAGAAGACCGCATGGATAAGACTAAGAAGATTTATCGGTGGTTGGCCTAAGTTTAGGCTTTATTGATCTGGATAGGGTGTTGGTGCGTACACAGTACATATTAACATCGCTATCCACGTTGAAATACTTATACATATCTTCATTGTCGCGGATTGCTATTTGACAAGCCTCATAGTCTGGCAAAATCAAATATGTTTCTATGTCAATCCCACGCAGTGAATATTCTATGTATAACGCTGTGAACCACTCCATGTTACGCTCCCAAATAATGTTGTTGGACTGCTTTCCCAAGAGGAGTTAGTCCTATTTGTCTATGCCTACGATCTTCTATGCACATTTCATAAGTAATCCATGAAACTGCGTTTTGCCTCATGCTAATATTGGACAGTGATTGAAATATGCGGTTTGCGGTACTTTGATCTAACCCAACTTTTTTGATTATTTCATGGCCATACAGGCAACCATCATCTTTATAATTTTCAAAGATATGGTTGATGACCAAAACATGCCGCAAGGTAAACCAAGAGGCGTTATTAGAGTATGTCAATAATATTTTTAATTTCTTTTCCATTGCACTCACTTTCTGTTTTGTTATCTTTTCGCAGTGGGCGGTTTTTACCCAGTTTTTGTTGGTAATCCCCTAGCTTATCCCGACACCAAGCGCCGCCCACACGATCATTCATCAGTTTCTACTTTTGGCAAATCCCAATGCCTGATTTCTTGCATGATGCGTGACTGCGAAACACCCTCAATGAATGCGATGTTTTCTATCGTAATCTGCCGTAACATCATGCGGTTAATGCGCTGGGCTATCTGAGTGGCTCTCTTAGGCCACCGATACTGTCTATCGTTAGTGTTGACCCCTGTAGGCTGTTTCGGCTCTCTCAGGCGTTTCTTTGGCCTCTCTGGGGGTGTTGGCTGCGTAGAGTTCTTCCACCCCTCTTGTTCACGTCTAAGTTTCATCATTGCACCAATTTCTGCTTCTGTTGGGGTGCGTTTCAATACTCGCGTCAAAGTATCGTAATAGTTCACCATTAGATGTTGTATCCTTTTTTCCTCAATTCAGATGTAAACCGCCGCAGTTCTTGCTGTGCTGCAAATATTTCATTGTTGATGCTAGGTCTTGCATCTGTGCGGTATCGTTCATCTTGCAACCGATCTACCTGCTTGCGCAAGTATTTTAGTATCTGCTCATCGGCTGGGTTTAGTTTCATCACCACCATCCTTTAATTGTGCCTGCTGTCCAAGTCAGGATCATCACTGCAAAGATGATCCCGATAACTGTATCTTCCCATGTCCACTTTCCGTAGTCCATTACACTGACCCCCATGCTACTTCGTGGAACTGCTCATCATATGCACCGCTAGTTAGCTTGTTGTAGATGCGCTCTGGCAGTGCAAAATCTTTGGTCTTAGCGCGTGGCTCCTGAAGGTAAACCGTGTCCAGTTCAAAGTAGTGTTCATCGTGGTCTAGTGATCCCTCAATGACAATCTCAATTTCCACGCCCTTGATGGTTACTGTTGTGAATGCGTGGTGCGGTGTGCGTCCTAGTGTAAAAAATCCCATTGGTTTGCTCCTTATATCTGACCAGTTTCCCAGAGCTGCGCTTTTGACGCGCGGCTAAATCCGCATTTTATTTCTGACCGAAGGAATGCAATCGTGCCTTTCAGCGATCCTGTCCATGTGATTGCTGTGCTAGTCGCACTGTTCCATTGCATCTTGGGTGGTGCAAAGAATACTAGGTTCCATTCTTCCCACGACACATCATACATAATGTCCATATCGCAACCATGCTCTTTGCAGATTTCTTTTAGCTTATCTAAAGTTTTCATTGGTTTGTCTCCTTGTTGGTGGGGGCCGAAGCCCCCTGTTGATTAAACTTGAATGAACCCGTCTACTTGGTGAACATAAAGGTCACCGTCATATCCGACATACGGAAGGCGGTCATTGTAATGCACGGCAACTTCTGTTTGCACGAACACCTTTTCATCGGGGTGATAGCCAGCAGGGCTAACCAATTTTGGTGTGTTCGTAAGAATAAACTTTGTGAAAGCCTGCATTAGCGGTGTGGCAAGTGTCTCGCGGAAATTGTTTAGTTCATCTTGCAGTGTAGCAGTTTTTGTATCCAATGACCTAAATTCTGCTTTTTCTTCTTCCGTTAATTCACGCTCTAGCAATGCCATGTTTAGTAACTCATGCCAGCGGTTACGGTCATTGTTTGATGCTTCAATTTGTTCATCTGAAACATCTGCTAATTCTGCTTCTAATTCAGCAATGCGATCTTTGATTTTTTGCTTACATACGTTCATTGGTTTGCCCTTTCTGTTTAACATACACATACAATAGTATCTTATATGATACATTGCAAGGGGGTATTTGCAAAAAAATTAAGTAAAGGTAATAACTGACAGCAGTTCTTACACAAAGGATCGGGCATGTATAAAATTGAACTGGAAGTATCAGGGCAGCCGATTGGCAAGGGCAGGCCAAGGTTCACCAAAGTAGGCCACACTTACACTCCGCAGAAAACCAAGGAGTACGAGAGGCGTATTCATGCGGCTGCATGGGCAGAGATGGCAAAGCACGATATTGACCAGACACTGAGGCCAGTGGCGGTTGAAATCATCGCGTTTATGGACATCCCGCAATCATGGTCTAAGAAAAAGCGATTAGAGGCAGAGTATGGTGCGATAAGCCCTATGACTAAGCCAGACGTAGACAACATCGCTAAAATCGCTTTGGATGGCCTCTCAGGTACTATCTTTGCTGATGACAAGCAGGTGACAAGCATGAAGGTCAAAAAGACGTTCTGTCATCCTGACCGTGGGCCAGTGCTTTACATATCAGTGTCTTGGACTGATGAGGGCGCATAGGGCGCATAAGACCAGTCTGCGCCGTATTTCTCACGCCATGCGCGTTTGTCTTTGTGAATAGCCTGCTTGGTATCGTCAAAGTTCCCCTGATGGTGTCCATCGCATAAGGGGATAGCCCAATCATCCCCGCGCTTGTACACGCCGTAGCGGTCATGGATCGGGTGGTGCGCTGTTGTGGGTGATAGCTGCACCTCACCGTGGGCCTGACAGACCGCACAAGGCAGTTCGCGTATCTTGTCCAACATCTTCTTGCTGCGCAGTGGCTTGTCTTTCTTTAGACCAAGAGGTGGGCGTTTAGCTAAGTTCGTCATATTTACCTGCCAAAACTTCTGTCACTCGCCCTTGGTTTACATTTAATTTTTCTGCTACATCACGGGTGTGCATTTCTGGATTATGTTTACACATTGATTTAATCTGATCGCGAATTGTAGCGGTCATGCGGTTGGACGTCCTCTTGCCCTTTACGGCTTTATGCTTGTCACGGTACATGTGTCGCAGTGCAGCTTTGACAGACGCGCGTATGTGCATCAGGTCTGTCTCAAAACCCTCTAAGTCTTTCATTAGCTGTTCTAGTATCTTTCTGGCGTGTGGAATATTGCTCATCATATATCCGTTAATATTTTGAATTGTGACGTTCTGACATGGCGGCAGACTTCTATTTCTTCCTCATCATTCAGTCTGTTCATGCCTTTCTTTGACACCCTGTAATCAGGCTCACCGTGATAAGTCTTATTGATGTCTATGTAGCCAATGGTATCGTCTTTTTTCCAGTGTACCACAAACAGGCTGGGCAATCCTGTTATCTCAGTTTGGTTTTTACCCGAAGTGCATTTTGTCAAACTTATCATGATGTCTGGCAAATCATAGAAAGCGTAATTGATGATGCGTAATTCTACGAATGCCTGCGGTTTGTTGTCTTTGTGGGCCACAGCATCAAACACACTGTACTTGTGCTGCATCTCTACTGTGCATTTCCACTTCTTACCTAAACGCGCACACAAGTCTAACTCGCGCTGCACCATTTCCTCACTAGGTTTCCAGTGGGTCATATCCTATTCCCTCTGCCAGCTTTTTCATTGCCATCTCAAAGTATTTGAAAAACTCCGCTTGGTTCATCTTATCAAAGCTGATGCTGTCTGGTATGTTTACCAGTTCACCATTCAGCGCAGACAGCTTGATCCGCACATAACCACACGCGATCTTTAGCTCATCGTGCAGGTGATGCTCTGTAGGCCATTTTCCTGTGTCCCTAGCTACCCTGCGCAGCGTAGACCAATATAGGTTATGATGCGGGTTAGATCGCTTGCCTGTTTGTGACAGGTTAAACAGTGTCCCGTCTGGCAAGTCTTCCATGCGCTCTGCGTCATATTGAGAAACAGGTACTAAATATCCGTTACGCAGTTCCATTTGTAATTTTGTCATTGTATGCCTCTAAAAAGGGGGCGGGGCTTCCTGTAGGGCCAACGTCATTGTTGGTTGCCTACCCCACCCCCCCAGTTACACCCTAAAAGGGTATCTCATCGTTCATTGGTTGTTCATTTAGGGTCTGGCCTTCTGCCCAGCGCTGCGGCTCATGCTCAGTATGCATGATTTCTTGACGCTGCTGACCACCACCGATTAGCTTAACGTCATTTGCGCGAATACTTAGGTAAGTTTTACCGTTATACTCACGGGTCTTTAGCTCACCTGATACGCCTACTTGTTTGCCTTTTGTAACGAACTGGGCAATTCCTGTTCGGTGATAGTCAACGTCAAAGAAGATCGTGCCTTTATTTGCTCCATAGCCATCATCAACTGCGACTGAAAACTTGAGAAATCCCCCTCTCTCGTTCTCTTGAATTTGACTGTCTTTGGTGACACGCCCGATAATAGTGCATACTTTCATACCATTAGCTCCGTTTTGCGCTTGTCGTGTGCTTCTACAAGCTGTTCATATTGTGGCTCTGACAAGTCAGGGCTGTTGATTAGCTTCTTATAGCGGTTCTCATTGTCAGCAAACCGCTTTGCATCGCAGTTCTCATAGAACGTCAGTGCAGCATCTACACGCGCTGCAAGGTCTAACTCCATTGATGGCTTTGGAGCAGCGTCAGATGCTTTGATAGCTTGCTCCTTACGCTTTACACCTTCCATCTCATTAGCAGATGCATACTGACCGCCATGCATACCCATAGAAGCCAGAGCGCGTCCTATGGCTGATGTCTCGCATACCTCTACAGCAGATGTCTTTGTAATGTGTGATGATCCACGGATTTCTTCTGCCAAGCCCGATCCGACAATAAAATGTTCGCTGTCACATATTGTAGCCTTGATGACTACGCGCTCCTCATTGCAAATCAGTATCTCTGTATCAATACCGTATTCACCACCAAACACAGTGCGGAACGCTTCTACGCGCTTTGCTACCTCTGTGTATTGCTTACCGCCTCGCTGCATGACCCCATGTGACTTGTTGAGGTCTGCAACGAAATCCATTGCTGTTTGAAACTTATTAGGCATTGATCGCTTCCTTATTTTTGTCATGCGCTATGTTAGCTGCGCGAATACCATTGTCTATTGCGTCATAGACTTTACTCATAGTTATGCTGTCAATTTTATCGCCAGCCAATATTAGTGCAGCGATAATGTGGTTCTTAATATCTGCGGGTACAGGATGTTTATGCATTGTTTACCTCATTTTACTGTTTGTCTCTTGCATATATATCATGTGTAGCCTATATACAACCCCAAGAATGCAAAAAAGGAGAACGCATGAATAGCAAGATGATGTATAACTTGGAGCATATCCAACGACTGATGAAGGATCGGCAACCGTCAAAAGTCTGTGAAGCTACAGGTCTATCGCGGCATACTTACTACCGTGTGCGGGATGGCGTGGGAAACGTCACATACGATACGGTAAAAGTCTTGTCTGATTATTTTATGGATGTAGAATAGGAAAAGACCCGCGCCTACCAAAGCAACGGGTCTTCAACTCAACAAGGATGAAAGGAGTACACTTTCGTGTCCCACTATATGACAGCATTAGCAATGAAGCAACAGGGTTTGAAGCCTGCGACAAAGATTGTGTTGTATTGGCTTGCAGATCACCATAATGGCGAAACAGGCAAATGTTTCCCAAGTCTAGCACGTTTGTGCAAGGTAACAGAGATGGGTAAGACTGCTTTAGTCGGTCATCTTGATACCTTAGAAAAGCTAGGTTTGATAGAACGCCTGAGAAAGTATGATAACAATGGAGCATTCAAAAGCACAGACTATGTACTGACGCTAAAGGATGACACCCTTGTTCGGAATACGGACAACCCTTGTTCGGATTTTGCACCCCCCCTTGTTCGGAATGCGAACACTAACCTTGTAAGTAATAACCTTGGAAGTAAACCATATACATCATCAAAGGATGATGAGGTGAATTATTACTTTGACCAATTATGGGAAATGTACCCACGCAAGGTAGGAAAGGGGCAGGCCAGAAAAGCATATGTAGCAGCTTCTAAGAAGATAGACTTTTTTGATCTGTTGCCTAAACTGGAAGCATACGTTGCAACACTGGACGGTAAAGACAAACAATACATGCCTCACCTAGCTACTTGGCTAAACGGTGAGCGCTGGGCAGATGAGGTATAATGCTATGAACTATGAAACAAGAATGCAGCTAATCCGTAATGAGCTAATGAACATCCTTGGCACTTACGCTATTCCAAAGCACCTAGAAGATGAGAAACGTGCGCAGGCAGAGGTAGAGGGTATCTGTCGCCTGATTAACCAGAAGTTCCCTAACGATACAAGCGAAGATCATATTCGCGGAACAATGGATCGCGCAATGCTGAAACTAAAAGAGGCCCACAAGTCACGCTCTTGGCCTACATCAGCAGAAATCAGCGCAGCAGTTTCTAAGTCTATGACATCTGCATCTACGCGCTCAGTAAGCAGCGGCCCGTGGAAGCCAGACACACTACAGCTAAACGCAAAGCGTATCATCGCAGGCGAACCAGTAGGTGAGATGTACATACGCGGTAAGCTGGCAGACAAGATGGTAGAGATGGGTCTTATCTCAGACGCACACTTGCAGCCGTATTTAGAATACTTGTCAGCTAACAATATCCCTGCTAGGGTTGACCCACCTATCATCTCATAGGTTTACCTCACTGAAACTGCCCCCTAGCGTGATCGCTCCGCAGGGGGTATTTTTTTGCATAGAATTGTGTTACCTTCTCAGCAAGAGCCAACCTCTCTCCCTCCCTGTTGGTTTGTGTAGCTCCATACACTGGCTCTCCTCACTGGCCCTCTGAGCGCGGTCACGTTCAGGGGGTCTTTCATTTCCCACACAAATGCACTAATATACACAACATATAGACGCACCCACTATGGACGGTACTATGAGTACGAAACAAGAACATTCAAGCAGAGTGCTTACTGGCGGTTCTCGTAAGGGAAGGCCAAACAAAGTAAACAGATTACTTAAAGATGCCATACTTGATGCGGCCCATCGTGCAGGTCAGCATATCGTAGATGAAAGATACGCAGGTAGAAAAGACGTAGACCCTCGCTTCATAGAAGCAGCTAAGAAAGAGGGCATGACTGAATACCTACAGTTCCAAGCAGAACAAAACCCAACAGCCTTTATGTCCCTCATGGGTAAGGTTCTACCGATGCAGGTCAAAGCAGAGGTAGAGGGTGAAGTGCAGCATGTGGTTAGGCTCAAATGGCGCGAGTGATAGAAGTAGATCAAGAGATAGACTACAAACCACGCGATCAGATTAGAGCATTCCACAACAGGAAAGAACGCTTTGCGATTATCGTAGCACACAGACGCTTTGGCAAAACCGTAGCAGCGATTAACGATCTAATCCGTTCTTGCTTTGAAATAGATCGCCCGAATGTACGGGTAGCCTATATTGCTCCATACCTTTCCCAAGCCAAAGCAGTTGCGTGGGATTATGCATTGGAGTTCACCAGAGATATTCCAGAGATAAAAGTAAACCACAGTGAATTGCGCATAGACTTCCTGAATGGTGCGCGGTTCAGATTGTTTGGTGCTGATAACTACAACGCAATGCGTGGTCTGTACTTTGATGCAGTGGTACTTGACGAGATGGCAGATTTCCCTGCGTCAGCTTGGTCAAATGTTATCCGTCCCGCATTGGCAGATAGGCGCGGCTCTGCTACCTTTATCTCAACGCCTAAAGGAAAGAACGAGTTTTGGGAACTGTGGCATGAAGCGCAAGACGATCCTAACTGGTTCACCGCAATGCTCAAAGCATCAGATACGTCAATCTTGGATCAAGAAGAACTTGATGAAGCAAGACGTACAATGGGCGATGACCGCTACGAGCAAGAATTTGAGTGCAGCTTTGAAGCGGCAATCCAAGGGGCTTTTTACGCAAAAGAAATGAAAGAGGCCACAGAGGACGGGCGCATTACCCGTGTGCCGTATGATCGCGCTGCATCTGTCATCACTGCATGGGACTTGGGCATAGGCGACAGTACAGCAATATGGTTTGCTCAGTTCGTAGGCCAAGAAATCAGGATTATAGACTATTACGAAAACAGCGGAGTAGGATTAGATCACTATGCAAAAGTTCTCTTGGACAAAGAATATCACTACGAGCAACACATTTTGCCGCATGATGTCCAAGTCAAGGAACTGGGAACAGGGAAAAGCAGGCTTGAAACGCTTGACGCGCTGGGCATACGGAACATTGAGATTGCGCCAAAACTAGCGGTAGAGGATGGCATACAGGCTGCGCGTACCATGATCCCCAAGTGTTGGTTTGATGCTGATAACTGCACCAGAGGCATAGAGGCTCTAAGGCAATATCGCAGAGACTTTGACGAAAAGCTGAAGACTTGGCGGGGCAGACCGCTACACGATTGGACATCACACGGCGCGGATGCTTTCAGGTATCTTGCGGTAGGTTACAGGTCGCAGAGCGATTGGGGTGAGCCAATAAGAAGGAATTTGCGCGGCATAGCCTAGTGTGGTAAGGTGCAGCTAACGTAGGAGTTGCCCATGCCCAAAAAAGGTTTGTATTCCAACATTCACGCTAAACGGAAGCGGATTAAGGCTGGTTCTGGCGAGAAGATGCGCAAGGCTGGGTCTAAAGGTGCGCCAACAGCAGCAGCGTTTAAAGCAGCCGCAAAGACAACCAAGAAAAAGAAAGCGAAGAAGTAATGCCGCAAGATGACAAAAAGAAAAAGTCAGGTGGTTTGCTGAATGATCTTGCGATGGGTCTTGGCCTGAAAGATCGTGATGAAAGCTATTATCATAGAACTGCAAAGACTATTCAGCGCAACCAAGGTGGCAATTCAGGAATGAATTACTACAATAAGATGCTAGATCGTGGACTTCCTCAAAGGGGTGGTCTTTTTGCGTTTATGAGCGGTGGCAATCAAAGCAACAACACAGGCGGCAACAACGTCATTCCTCGTATGTTTGGCTATCGTGATACCACTGATATGTTTGATCGTGGCGGTAGATATGCTTCTGGCGGTTTGTACCAAGATGGTGGTGGGTACAGCGTACTAGCAAACATTGGTGCTGCATTGTCTGGTCAAGACATGGGTGAACGTCAGACATATGCAGATCAGGCGATTGATGCGCAGTATGGTCAAGGGTTTTCAGCGATGTTGAAGCAAAATAGTCCACAAGACTACATGCGTTTCTTGCAGCAAGTACAGGGTAATATGTAGTGTCTAAGAAAGACCCTAGATTAGCCCGTGCGGGTGTTAGCGGCTACAACAAGCCGAAGCGTACACCTAATCACAAAACCAAGTCACACGTTGTTGTGGCAAAAGAGGGTGACAAGGTTAAGACAATCCGCTTTGGGCAGCAGGGTAAGACAGGCGATAAGACAATGACGAAACGCGCCAAATCATTCAAAGCAAGACATGCTAAGAACATCGCCAAGGGCAAGATGAGCGCGGCATACTGGGCAAATAAGGTTAAGTGGTAATGGCAGGTCGTGGTGCAAGACAGGCAGCAGCATTTGCAAGAAGTCTATTAGACTTTCTGTTGCAAGCTGATGATATACCCGCGAAGACTGATGCTCAACAGATGGCAAAGCGTATTTTGCAGCTACGGCAGCAAGGTAGAGCCAACGAAGTCACGGAAGAAATGATGGCTGCGGCAGACCCACAGACGATGGCTGCGTACACGCCACTAGATATGTCAACAGAAGCAAGAATGGAACGTGCTGGTCTGTTAGGATTTAGACCAGAAGAACGATCTATTCACGGTGCAATGGACAATCCAGAGCGTTTTACTTTTGAAAGCGACATCACGCCTGTATATACGTCAGATAACCCTGCGGTATCTAATACATACACAGCGGGTGAAGATAGCGCTATGTTTGACTTGCTGGTAAAGCAAGGCGCAAGTGATGATGTAGCGGATCAGATCAACAATCTGCGTCAAAAGGCTTTAGATGTAGACGTGCAAGGTGCTTCATATGCTGCGATTAGTCCTGATTTTAAGGACAAGGCATCAGGCAACACATTGCAGAACTTCTTTGATGTCTATTTGTATCCAGAAAGCCATGGCGAAAATATCCCGCACATGATTGATGGAGAAAGAATAGTTGGGCCAGTGACATCAACAGATCAGATTGCATACGCCATGCGTGATGAAGGCGTACCACATGCAAGAATAGAAAACGTGTTGGATCGCGGCCCATATAGCCCAAGAGCGCACCCAATTGGTGGCTTTGGCAGAAGTAGAAGTTTTGAAGAATACAAAGAAACAGACGCAGCAAACAGGGCTTGGGAGCGCACCATGCAAGCAGAAACCCGAAAGCCCTCTACAGATCAGATAACTTTTGACGAAGGTGGCAGGCTTAGATCACGGTTTGCGCGATTTGATCCAGAATTTTCCCACCTTAAAAACCTGTCAGCAGCAGCAGTACCCGCAAGCGTTGGACTAGCTCAAATGTTGCAAGGTGGCGATGTTACAAAAGATGACATAGAAGAATACTTGAAAAGCGTAGGTGCGCTATGAACCTGATAGAGTTTTTGCAAGACTATGGGCGCACGATGTTAGAGCGTGATTTAGAGCGCAGGGATCGTGGCTTTGCAAGTAGAGCTAGAACAGATGCGCTTAACACACTAGACGAAATAGGTGAGCTAGGCAGAGATGGCCCAGCTTATATCAAGTACAATCCGCTTGTAGGTGTTCTGCGCGGGGTGGCTGCATTACCTTCTTTGCTTCAAGCAAGTACAGCAACAGGCGTAGATACTGTTCAAAATGTCACAGAAGATTTAGGCATGTCGCGTAATTCCAGCGATCGGTTGGCGCGTGATCTGATGGCATTAACAAATGAACTGCCTTTCACAGAGGTAGCACCATTTGCTGGTCTGATAGATCGGGCAACAGAATTTGGGGCTATGACGAAACGTGCAAGGCCATACTTGTTGGGTGAAACTTTAGAAACAGACCCAGATGTTAATATGCTAGGCCGTGAGGGCAAACCGCCTGCGGTTGCAATGGAAGGTGAACGCTTTTCTTCACGCGATATTCTGCCAATTAAAGTAGCAGAGGAAAAGTATTTAAAAGATCAGGGCATAGATATACCTGATTTCTTAGCCTATCCAGATCAGGACATTGAACGTGCAAAGCTGATCGCAGCAGCGTATGAGCGCATGGAAAACGCACCTGATGACCCAAAAGTACGCGCGGCTTATGAGGCATTGATTGAGGAAACTCTAGGTCAATACAATGCTTTAAAAGATAGCGGCATAAACTTCAGTTTTTTAAAGGGTGACATGCCTGATCCTTACGCAGAAACCCCAGCGTTAGGTTACAAAGATATTGTTGAAAATCGCAACTTAACTGTATTTCCCACAGACTTTGGGTATGGTACAAATCCTGACTTTGATGCGTCAGCTAATCCATTGCTTACGCCAGTTGGTCTGATAGGAGATAAACCTGATGCAGTCGCAAACGATGCTTTCCGTGTTGTCCATGATGTTTTTGGTCACATGGGTAGCGGCAACCCTCAATTTAGATCAAAAGGTGAAGAACGGGCTTGGTTGCAGCATAGTAGAATGTTCAGCCCAGAAGCTAGGGGCGCAATGACAACTGAAACGCGCGGTCAAAATAGTTGGGTAAACTTTGGCCCGTTTGCTGAACGTAATGCAGCAGCATCAGGTGCAGATACAGTCTATGCAGATCAGAAGGTTGGCCTAATGCCTGATTGGACATCTGATCCAGAGGGAATGCCAGATGGTATTGAGCGCAGGCAGCTAGAAGACATTATTAAAAGCTGGGGTCAATAATGGCGCAGGGTTTAAGAAATGCAGCAAAAATAGCAAGAGGATTGCTTGACTTGTTTCATTACTCAGATGAACCAAGAGAAATAATTGATCCATCTTTACAGCTAACAAATCAAAATATCAGAGGCGCAGAACGTGATTTATCGTATGGCACACGCCTAACGCCTTTTAGGGAAGAACCAGAGTTTATCTATAAACCGTATCCAGAACAATCGTATTGGGGTTCAAGCGATTACAGTCCAGAGCGCGGTTTAGGTGAATTTGTGCATACAACGCGCCAACCAGAAGAAGGTTTCTATGACGTTTCGGAAGATTTAGAAAAGCTATACTTGCTTGCACGGGAAGAAGTCATGGACTTAGCTTCTAAGTACGATAAGCAACTAGACCCGCAAGAGGTTCACAGATTAGCGCAAGGACGCGCTATGAGCATGGCTAAAGACATGGGTTACTTGGGTCTTAGCAATAGAAAATATCGCCCAGAGGTGTATACTCAATTCAATCCTGTAGTGCCTGAACAGGTTGGGCCATCACGGGATCAGTTGATGAACCTGATGGATTATCTAAGGAGAGTGGGCAATGAATGAATATGAAATAGAAACAGACGATTTTGGTTTAGCGTTTATGAAAGCGCACGATCAATTCATTGTGGAAGTGCTTGAAGAATTGCCCAGTGAAACAATGGCGAAGCACTATCGGGTAAAAGTTCAGGAGATTGTAGACAATGGCAATAACAAGTTACACTGAGCTAAAAACATCTATAGCCAACTGGCTAAACAGGGATGATCTAACATCGGTTATTCCTGATTTCATTAGCTTGGCAGAGGCTGATATGGAGCGTAAAGTACGTCACTGGCGTATGGAGCA